TTTTTGTGTCCATTCCAGAACTCTTTCAGGTAATGTTGTTTGTGACATAAAAGAATTTTTGTAATGCTTACACTATACAGACACTTTAGACGCGTCAGTTAGCATAAAGTTATCATAAAAGAGTTCTTCTAACTTATATGCTTCACATTCACGAGAATTGTTATCACTTAGTCCATTAATATCTTGAATACAATGTACTAACTCATGGAATATTGTCTTTATATATTCATCTTCATCCAGATTTGCATCAATATGTAACAAGAACTCATCATCATTCTTCTCTTGCCAACCTTTAACATTATCATCAGATAGGTCAGCATGATATAATTCTACAACATAATTTGCAATTTCAGGATAACATTTAGTCTCGAAGTAATTATATACTTCTCTTGCTAAATTAGAATCTGTATATGCACCAGAAAAACAAATTGACATAATTAAAAATCCAAATAGTTATCATCTGCTTTATTATACAATACAGATAGATTTGTTGGTGGTAAAGTAACATTTATTTCAGGTAAATTACATTCATAATAATCACCTTCATTTAGTCTAATCATAGCACCATCAGCACCTTCAGTATATAAACTTCTTGCGTGTTCATCATCAACAACTACAACTCTTCTTGCTGTTAAATCTATAACAAGAAGATAATCGTATGTGCTAATTTGTTTAAAATCTTCTACTGTTTTAGTCTCACTTAGGAAAGATTTAACCTTAAACTTCTTAGTTGCTTTTGTATCTTTCCTCTTATAGAATAAGTTTTTACCCATCTTTAATTCTACTTTCTTATCATTAAATAAGAAATCGTAACCATTTTGATCTACTCTATCCAAATTAGAAAACTTATCTATTGCTTTCTCTACCATAGTTGCCCTTGCAAAGTTATCAGCATTTGATGTAAATCCTTTGTCTGAATATAAAGAATCAACTACACCAAATACCTTATTCCAATTAACATTTTGCTCAAGATGTTCTGTAAAACTATTCATAATTAATCTCTAACCTTTAAGAAATTGTTTTTAGAAAATACATCTCTATCAACTATCTTAAATGTTCCATAATCATTAGAAATAACATAACCTTCATGGTCACATTCTTCATCATTAATATAACATTCAATCTCATCATCTCTCTCAATAAATGAGAACAAATCCCACTTCATTGACCTGACTAATTGCCATAAACGCAAGACGTTTACATCTATTTCATTATCACTTGCAAGTGCATCTAATGTTAAATCATCTATCTCTATTTCTTCACGAATACATGTATTTAATTGCTTCTTAATTCGTGTTACTTGTTTATCATTAGGGAACTCACATAAAGTTGCAATTTGTCTTGCAAAATTACATCTATCAATCATACTATCTCTATCTTCCTTAAGTGTTACTTCAGGTTGAACAAACTTACAGTTAAGTGTATCAATTAGAGTGAAATCCATAGGAACTGCAACAGCATCCCTCAAATCTTTCTTTGCAAAATATACAGTATGTGGTGCAATTACGATTTCTTGAAAAACTTTATCTGGGAAATCGTATCTGATGGTATTAGGATTGAAACTATTAGTGCCACCACAACCGAGGTAATCACCTTGGTAGATATTATCTGTAAAAGGAAGATTATCAAGACAGAGATGCAAAATATCTGCCACTTTTCCTTTATGGTTTCTATCAACATCTGCATGGTTATGGTTGATTTTG